CGAGGATGTTCTTCCGGCGCTTATCAAATATGTCGACGATGACGTTATTGAAACGGTAATCGATTATTACGGGTATCGAAAACTGATAGACGAAGTATTGTTAATTAAGAAATTATAAAATTAAAAAGGAGATTTTAAAATCTCCTTTATTTTTTAAATCATGTCTTCAAGTTTATTTTTCATTTGGTCAAATGACTTGAACTGAATTACCTGACCACCAGCTTCATTAAATAGTGCACAGTTCTTTTCGTAGTCGTCGATTAACAAAGCGTCAGGTTCTGCATAGTAAGTTTTTTCCTTACCGCCGTTGACAATCAACAAGTGATGCTTGTCAAGACCGACATTCTTCCTGAGCCAGTTCATTCGACCAACCTTGCCATCCTGAGCACGAACTGCTGTAAGGATATACAATTCGATTTCCAACTCGGTAGTAAGCTTTTTCAGATAATCAAGGACCTGTTTTCCTTCTGCGGTCCAATCGATTTCTTCCCAGAACTTAGGGCCTGCACTATGAATGACATTCCAATCGACTTTAGTACCTTCGATACAGTTGTATCGTTCGCACTGGCCTCTGAAGTCGGCAAGAACGCCATCGACATCCAAAAATATTTTACTTACCATTTTATTTTTCCTTATTAATCATCAAATTCATCAAAGCTATGATGTGAACGCTTTCCAGAATTACGGTTAAATTTATTCTTGTTACGTTGGAACTTATCAGGTTTTACATCTTCAATCGGCTGAAAATTTTCTTGTTCTTCACCAGCAATATCAAATTCGTCGAAATACTTGCTGAATAGGGATCTACCGAATTCCTTAGGCCATTTCTTGACAATCCAAGCGTCTTCGATGTCACCGGTATGTTCTTCCATGAACTGGTCGAACTGTTCAACTGGAATATCGTAGCCGCAGCAGCAATCCCAAACAGCATCACGTACTGTACCAATCCAATCTTCGTAGTCTGTTCCAGTATATTCGCCGCCGACAGTAACTTTAAGTGGTCTTCCGTCATAACGGTCACCGTCTATATCATTGTCGGAATCGCCGATAGTATTGAAAGTTTCAACAATATAACCGTTTTCCTTGAGAATTTCAAGTGCTTCTTTTAAATATTCTGCCATAACAAACCTCTGTATTATTTATAGATAAAATCAGTATTCAATAATCCGAGAGGATGTTCTTCTGTTGACTTTACAAATACTTCTTTAATATAATCTGGCTGGTCATCTATCTTTTCTACACCGAATTTAAGCTTTAATTCAAGTCTTAAACTTTCGGCCAATGAAAATGCATCAATAATATCAGAAGTAGGAGGTGTACCTTTCTTACCGTTTTTAACCGGCGGAAGATCTGAAATATTCAAAAGAATATTGCCATAACTCTTCTTTTCGTTTCTGTCGACTACTTCGTTTTTCATTCTGATTTTATCGGCTTTACCATAACCGGTGAATATCTTCTTATTCTGGTTTGGCGGATAGAATCGTAATTTTTTGCCCTGTCTGAATAACTCCTGTTTAATATAACCTTCATATTCGGCAAGGTCGAAAACCTTACCATTTTGTCCTCGAGAAATAGCGTATGCTTCTACTCCGATATACTCGCAATCCTTACACCAGTCAAGAATCTTATTCTGAAGAGCTGTGTAACGTTGGTATGTATTACGGTAATCTTCATATCGATAAAGCTCGATACCTTCTAATATAGCATTTTTTTGAACTGTTGTAAACCCGTGACGTTCAAGGTTCACAATATCAAATTTATCGTCCAGTTCTTCAATAATAATTCCACTACTTGTCACAGACAAGTCTAATCCGGCTATTTTCATATCACCTCACAATTTGCTTAACTGAATATTTATATAAATAAGAAAGAGGTTAAAAATGAAAAGAATTATTGAATCTGCAGCAGATCTTGAACCTGAGGTTATCCGTCAGGTCAAGGAATATATCGAACACTGTAAGAAGTTTGACGCTCCTTGTACTACCAGCGAATGCATCCAGTACATTGCCGATAATGTTTACAGTACATATGATGAAATCGAAGATGAATTCGGTGCACTTATTATCGACATGATGCACATCTTCACACGTAAGGAACCTACAGTTGAAGATACTCTTAAAAATGATGAATTCGACTATGAAGCAGACTTACAGGCTGAATCATTTAATGGAAAAGGAAAATTCAGAAAGTGTAAGAAATGCGGTCAGGTTATCAAGGGTGATGACGACTGTGATTTTACCAACAAAAAAGAATGCATATGTCCAGCATGTGCAAAGAAACAAGACAAAGAACGTTCACATGGAAACAAATTCATGGAAGCCAAGGCTATCCTTGAAAGAAACGGATATGAACTCATAAAAGAATAGGTTAATTCCGAAAATTTAAAGGGAACACCGTTTGGTGTTCCTTTTTTCATTTATAAATATAGCATGGGATTATTGAATGTATATAGCTTTAATAAAACGATTAAACCGCATATCGCATATCGTTTTAAAGTTACTTTCTTCTACAATAAAGGTGCAGAAGAAATCGAATCCTTGACATATTACGTTAAATCTGTAGAACTTCCGATTTGGAATATGAATACGGAAAATAGACAGAGATTCGGTAATACACAATATGTAATTCCTATTTTCGATTTCGGTCAGTCTACATTGAAGATTGTTTTTATGGAAACCGATAAGATGAGTGTTACTTATTTTCTCAACGGTTTTCTATTTAACAATATAGAAAATGCAGATATGGAAGCAAATTTATGGAATAACTGTGCTCCAAAAATTATTAAAATAAAGATTGACGAATTAGACCAATCTATGAGAAATACGGTTGTTTCCAATATCTATGCTTGTCATTTAAAGAGACTTAGCTCTCCGAATTTTTCAAACTTAAACTTCGGTAATCCTATTGAAGTAGAAGCAGAATTTGTAGTTCGTTATAAATTAAATTCTATTGCAGAAGAAATCGGAGAAGTACATTCTTCACTTCCTGATCCTGAAACATTTAAAGACGATATACTTAATTCGAGAACTCAGGAAGAATATAATAAAAATGCTGCTACAATTCATCAGAATAAAGCAAACGCATTGACTACTCAACGTCCGTTAACACAATCCGAATTAAATGCTATTCAGATGAATCTTTCTGAACGTTTAAGCCAAGCTCAATCTCTTGGTTTAAATTCGAATAATGAAGAATATGCTTCTATTGAAAAACAGTTAGATTTGTTTAAGAAGCGTAGTGAATTGATAAAGAATAATGGAAGCGTCGATGAAATCCTAGAAATTGATAGACAGCTTGCTAGTGTAAATACTTTGAATGTAACGGGTGCATCTTCTTCTAATGGCGATACTGGTCTTCTCGTTTCTAAGATTGAAGAAATGAAGTCGATTAGTAAATCTGAAGGTCTTGTATATGGTCATCAGGACTATGTTGATACGACAAGCATGGAATTCAAGGATCGTTCTTGGAACGGAGACAAAACTAAAGGTATTGACTGTTCCGGATTTGCTACTCCTATTCTTGCGGCTGTTGACAAGAGCATTATGAATTATGCAACCGACAAGAAGCGTCTTAATACACGTGAAATTCAGAAATATATGATTGAACACCCTGAATTATACGAAGAAGTCGAAGTTGAAGAAGGTATGGAATTAAAACGTGGCGATATTGCATTACGTGCAACTACTACTGGTGGTTCTGGTAAGGACCAGAGCAGAGACCATATCTTGTTTATTGACCAGGATGTTTCTAGTCTTTCTACTAAGACTGTTGTTAAAACCGCAGAATCTACTGGAGATTCTAAAAATCAAGTACAGGGCGAATATGTACGTAGCGGTAATTACATTATCAACGGTTCAAGTAAGGGCGGTAAATATAAGATTTATCGTTTAAGAAAGCAAGCATAAATATAAATATAGTGTTAATTTAATTATGAGGTGAAAAATGGCTTCTAAATCAGAACCAATAGATTTATCAAACATAAACAATGGAAATCTCGGTGAAGTTTTGGCACAGTTACAGAACGCAATTCCGAGTAATGCAGTATTGCTGGACAAGACTTTAATGCCTTCTCGCGGCCGTTATTATACGGAAGATATTTATATTAAGAAACTTTCGACTCTTAATGTAAGAAATCTTGCAAGTATTGACGAAAAGAATATTATGTCAGTTATCAATAATGTTCTTAAGTCTTGTTTGTTCAATATTGACCCAAATAAGATTCTTGTAGGCGATAAGCTTTGGCTTATTTTCTATCTTCGTGCATTTACTTATAACGACGCTCCGTTTAAGCTTCGTGGAAAATGTAACAGTTGCGAAACCATCGCTACATTTGACTATCAGCTTAAGA